ATATCCTATACTCGGAAACCCTTTAGCAGTAGTACTTATGTCTGTAATTCTAACGCTACTTGCAAAAGCCCCGCTTCTATTCTCTAATGCGGGTGCTCCCATGTTTTTACGAACTTCTGCAGGTAGTTTAGCATTGAGTATAGCCTGAAGTCTTAATAAGTTAGAGCGAGGAGCACTATTCTTTTTAGTTGCTGCGCCTTTATTCGACATTGCCGAAGCCGCTATAGCTAAAGTACTACCACTGCTTTTAGTTCGTTTTTTAGTATTAGGTTGTCCAACTTTAGATTTATCAGACTTTCTTTTCTGTACTTTTTCTCTAGTTGCTTTAACTCTAAAATTCTTATTTTGTGCTCCTACGACCGCGTCTATTATTTGATTTGTTGTTAATCGAGCTACTTTCTCTGCAGGAGGCATACTTGCAGCCTTACTTGCAAAGTCTTCAGCATTTTCAAATAAAATTTCTGCTATCTCTCGTTCTACTTCTTCTCGAAGATTCTTCCAATCATAGCTTTCAGAACCTGGTATATTATCTGCAGAACTACCTACAGTGCCGTATACTACAATATCTTTTCTATAGTCTGCTGCGAGTTGCTTTTCTTTACTCTTCCAAGTAACTTCCAGATTTCGCAACATATTTATAATTACATTTGTACCAGCTTCTCTTGCTTCAGCAGTGGATACATCCATAAGCAGATTAGCATTTTTTAAAGACCTATCAATATTTTTTTCTATTACACTATCTGAAGCTCCTGAACCTCTCAAAGATTTAGGTCCTTTTTGGTCGTTCTCTCTTACAGCTTCTCCACTTACAGTATTCCCTAGAATTCTTAGAGTTTCGGTACCAACGGTCTCTTTACCTAAGTGTAAAAACTGGGTTGCTCTTGTAAAGGAGTCATTGAACTTTGTCTTTTTTCCTTTAAGAAGCTTTTTGAATCCAGTTCGTATTTTAGGTAGAGCTAGCTCAAATATAGGAGTCTTTAGTTGCTTCTCCCGTAATCTGGGTTGATATATATAAATATAAGTAGGGTACTTTTTAACTATATCACCCTTACTCTTCTTGTATTTAGTTAAGTATCTATTATAAGTATACTTAGCAACCTTCTTTAAAAAACTCATCACTCTAGGATTTTCTAGGAGATTTTCTTCCGAAGCCTCTGATTTACTCATAGAAATAGCAAAGTTATTGACTATAGTTTTTTCTATATCTTCGTACAATATTTTATGTACGTGAGGCGCGTTTGCGGCGGAGTATCTTCTAGCTATTAAGTCGAAGCGTTTTACATTTCTATTTAGAGAACTTCGAATAATACCATCTACAATAGCCTTACTCATTGTATCCTATACATGTCTAAAACTCTGCGAATATGGTCTGGAAATCCTGGGTCGTATCGTATAGAGGATGAACCGGAACCTTCACGAGTTGCTGAGCCAATGCTCTGTCTGTCTTTGTGTTCGTTTAAATGGTAGTAAGTGATAATATCAGCTACTGCCAGTTGTAAATCTGTGGGTAGAGTTGTATACCCCGCTAAATATGTTACTTTGACCGACCCTACACCACGAGGCCAGTTTTTATATGCACCGCTTTCTTGCGTTCTAAAAATAGAGTCAGAAACTTGATCTAAATACCACGAATATTCTGGTGGAGTTCCTCCACCGTTAGTAAATAATTCTGTATAAGCAGTGGATTGCCCTACTCTTTCATATACATTAGTAATACTAATCACTGGACTGTACTTTAGTTGGACAGTATACGTATCCCACTGAACGTCAAAAAATTCAGTATACCCTGGGCTACTAGCATAGGTGTCAAACTCACTGTTGCAATAGGTTCGGACAAGCTTACTTACACTCGTAATTAGCGTCTCGAACTTTTCGTCAAACTGTGTAGAGTTTATCCCTTCCAGTAGTTTATAATTGTCTAATGTAATTAAATCAGCCATTTCTTTCCTAAAAAGGCTTGGGAAGCCCGAAGGCTTCCCATCCTAAACATCTTACCAAGCGTGACAAACAACTTGTCCTGCATCAGCAAACATGACATCAAAGCCACGACGCTGAGTAGCAACCAGTACTCGACGCTGATTTTCAACATCGTAGTCTGATTCAACAGTTACACCACGTAATACTGGTACAAGGAAGTTACGAGTATTGACAGCAACACCCCAAACCTTGTTAGCAGTTTTACCGGCAGTAAACTCGTCACAAACGATAATGGGTGAGCCATAAGCCTGACCAATTTCGCCTGAAATCTTAGTAGCGCGATCGCCACCAACCAAGTTTACATCTTGGAATTCAGCATCATCAAGCAAATCGTAGTATGCATCTAAAGATACAACATAAACTACGTCTGAAGGACGACGACCGTATTTACCCATTGCTTGACGCATATTCAACAAAGCAGCAGTAGTAGCAGTAACACTAGCTGCACCAGCAGAAGCACCACTATCAAGCTTCTTGCTAGCAGCAATAGCCTGCTGGATAAGACCAGTTTGGCCCCCAGAGTTTACTACTTCAGCAGTATGACCAGCTTGAAGAATTGAATGCTCAATAGCGCGTGCATGAGCACGTACCATAGCTTCACGAATCAAAGGAAGAATAGGCATAATTGCATCTTCTTCAGTTTCATTAGCCATGAAAGACTTAGAAACCAACTTTTCTACGGTCAAGACTTTGCTACCTAAGCCAATACCAGCGTTAGCGCCGGGAGAAGCTTCATCACGATCGCCTAAGTTACCCTTGAAGGCAGAACCTGCGCCGGTGCCGGCAGCATTGCTACCAAGCCACTCTGCGTAACCTGAATCAGGCATAGTTGGGATAACCATAGAAGCAGCATTCATCTGAATCTTACGGAAAAGAGGGTCAAGAACGAGTTCAAGCTCAATATCGCGCTGAATAGCGGTAGATACTGTTGACTCAAAGTCCGCAGTAGTAGAAGTAGGAACAGTTACACCAGAGCTGGCATTAACTTTTTCCATGATAGAACGACCAAAACGAGTGTCCATACCTTTATTAGTAACTACACCCAAAACGTGTGCATTTACCATATCTTCTTCTGACAATTCAGACTTTTGGCTAGCGCGGTCTGAGAAGACTCGCTTGCTCTGCTGAATTTTTTCAATTTCAGCGGCTTTTTCTTTCAGTTCATTTTGCAATGAACCAATAATTTCTGCATGGTCAGCGTCTTTAGCACTCATTTTTGCTTCGACGTCAGCCATTAAACGTTCTGCACCGCTGGATACAGCAGTTGCAATTTGAGCTTCTTGTGCAGACTTCTGAGCTTCGGCTTCGGCAGCAGCTTTTTGTTCTGCTTCCAATCGCGTTTTCTCTTCTGACTTGCGTTCAGCTTCTTTCATTGCCATTGCAGTTGCGGTCTTTTCGACAGCAGCAGCCACAATCGCATCAATATCGATATCACTCATAGTTTTCTCCTGTGCTTCGACTTTATCAGAGTCGGTAGGCATTGATTCGTTAACGGAATCTAGATGTTTTTCAGTTTCCTGAAGTTTATTAGATTCTGTTAAGGAATCTACTGTTTTGAAAGATTTCTTGAAGTCTTCATATTCTGAATCAGAGTTAAAAGACTTAGCAAGAGAAAAGGTAGCAGCTTGGTTAGCAGGAACCGTAACTACGGAAACCTCCAATAACTCTGCGTCCTTAATCTTATATCCATCGGTTTCGGTCATATACTCCGCATCCTTGACTCGAAACCCGACTGAAAAAGCTCCAAGGACGCCTTCTTTAATTAACTCTCCTACATGTCCAGCAGATTTAGCAATTTTTGCTTTTAGCTGCAGACCATTGTCGTTAGTACCAAGCGAAATTGCTCGGCCAATCGGCTGGTTGTAGTCGTGATTAAAAAGAATAACTGGATTGTTTAAATAGTTTTGAAGTCCGCCCTTTGTCCAGGCTTCAGATTCAATAATATCTCCAACTCGGTCAGTACTATTAGTACTGGCCATACCTGTGATATGGAGATCATCCCCATCTTCATAGGCTTTAAAAGTGGAGCCAATATGAAAAATTTTATTCAATTGATTCTCCTTTTATAGATTTTAATTTCTCCAGAGGAGAAAGGTCATCTTCTGAAGCCGGCTCAAGAACGGGCTTTTTCATTGGTTTAGGTTCTTCAACAGGCTTACTACCAATTGAGTTCCAATCTGCAGGATACATCTGTGCAGCAGTTTTAACGATAGAGTTATAACCCCTACCTCTAAAATATCTTGTTAAAAGTCTTGGATTGATAGGCCATACGTCTGGTCCTAGCTTATAATATTCACTTCTAGAGGGCACACGTCCCTGCTCATGAAAGAAATCAATCATAACCTTTAATACTTCGGATTTTGTCATTTAAGTTTCCTCTTGCTCTTGTGGCCTTCCGCCTTCTGCGGGATTTGAAGCTGAGCCTGCAATGTTGGCAGGAACACGTATTTCTCCAGCGCCAAAAACCTCGTCGTAGTTTAAAGCTTCTCTTGCTTCGTTGGGTGTAATAATCCCTGCATTTACTAGTGTAGAATAATAGGCTGCTGAGTCTCTTAGCTCTGGCTGAAGTGCAGGAATGTTACTAATGTCTGGAGTAATTTGATAGCCGAAAAACCTTTCGAGAGCTTTGTTTACCTTCTCTATGATAGGCAGAATAGTTTCTAAATAATACATTCTGTGGTTAGGACGAATATTGGCATTATTACCAGAGTCTAACATAATTGGCGGTACGCCAAGTACTTTTAATACTTCTTTGTTTGCGGAGTCAATAGACGATTCGAAGTCTAGCTCACGAAAATTAATATTTGAAATTGAGTCTAACTCCATTCCACCGTCCAGCACCAATGGGCGTCTACCGCCACCATCCGGTCTATACCGCGTGACCCAAGATTGAATCATTCTCTCTTTATTTTTCTCACTAATGACAGAGGGTGACTTAATTACCAAACCTGGCACAGCGCCATTCTTAAAGAAATTGTCCTGAAATTCACGCATACGTGTGAGCTGAGACATGCTTCGTTGAGCTGCCCTTAAACGACTAGTACCACGATAGATGCTATGAAAACTATTTTCTTTAACATGAATGATTTCATCAGGAGTATAGTCTATACTTGTCTGAAAAGTATAGCCTTGTACGTAGGTTCTTTTATCTGGCTCAATGTCCATGTAATTAGCGGGGAGATGATACAGAGAAACTCCATCAAAGTATATAAAGATATTTCCATCTAGTATATAGTCGATTATGAGGTTTCGCTTAAAAGTAGAAACGTCTTGAAAAGGGTTAGGCTCTTTGTTTAACAATAAGTCAACACGAGAACGCCTTATACCTTTGGTTACTGAATTCAATCCTTGAATTGGTTCACCTACTCGCAACGGAATTTCAGCTGCATCATCTACAATCATATTTACGGCGCGGTTCACAACTTCGAGGTACTCGTAGTACGCTTTATAGTTATGTACGATTTCTCTGGAAGCAATAGGGCCCGAGCCTTCGAGACTTACTACAATCTCTTCTTGCGCGGGATTTAACTTTTCCTGTTTCCAGAAATCATACCAAGCCATATTTTTCTCGTTGTATTTCTACCCAGCGCTTTTGCTTTTCTGCAGTGTGAAGCGGGGGGTTTCTTCCGTAAATGGAATGTAGTTTCAGATGATGATCGTGACATAGGGTGACTGTTTCAGTGTAAAGTTCAGCCCAGTTATCATCTATAAATTCGTCTCTCCAGATTATTAAATACTCATCTGTGTAGTGGTCTGGACGAAGCTTTTGCTTCTCACTCAACCATTTACGCAGTAGAGGAGCTAGAGTATGGAAATGGTGAAAGTCTAACTTTATCTTAACGCCGCATATCCGGCATTCAGAACCCTTCTCGTACTTCGATTTTGCCCTATCTCGGATGTATTTTACTGGGTCTCTTTTTAATTCTACCATCTAATTTTAATCATTATAGCCATGAGTCAGTTGAAAGTCAAGAATTATTTTTACTCGGTGTTTAGAATGTTGGAGCGTTCTCTTCAAAACTATAGAGTGCGTATCTCAACGCGTCTGCCATGTGAGAAGAGGAATCGTGAACGGGCTTCTCTCGAATCAAGTTGGGATTCGGGTCCCATCTATACATGTCTAGTGAGCGCAATGTTTCGGTGCAGCTCGAGTCTACGATAAGACGATCGTTATCAATAAGACTTGCCACATGACCAATACCGTCAACCACCGATTTCTTGGCGTTGATAGTAGAAATATCATACTGCTGTGCA